ATCTACGGCGCACTGATGGCGTTTTTGCGGGCATGGCAGCGCGGCAAACGCTGGCAATCGCGGTTCATCGAAGGCGGCATGATGGGTTTGGTGCTGCTGTGCATTGTGCCGACACTGGAATCATTCGGCGTCAGTCCCGCATTTTCCCTGGCGTTTGCGGGGTGGGCTGGCTATGTCGGCGTCGATACGCTGGCAGACTGGGCGGCGAAAAGGATGGGTGTGTGATGGCTGGTGGCCGTCCTCCTGCATACAGCGATGAGACGCGGGCAGAAATATGCCGGCGGATTGCTGATGGCGAGTCGCTGCGGTCAATTTGTGCGTCTGAGGGGATGCCGGACAAATCGACGGTGTTGGATTGGTTGTTTGATGACGCTGTGTTTTCCGCCCAGTACGCGCGCGCAAGGGAGGCGCAGGCCGAGCACATGCTTGATGAGATCATCGAGATTGCCGATGATTCCATGCTCGACACTGTAATTGACCCCGAAACAGGTGCAGAACGAACAAATCACGAGGTTGTTGCCCGGGCAAAACTGCGTGTTGATGCCAGAAAATGGGCAATGTCAAAGATGGCCCCGAAAAAATACGGTGACAAAATCCATCAGACGCTATCCGGCCCGGATGGCGGCCCAATCCGCACATCCCGAGAAATGACCGATGACGAGCTTGCAGCCATCGCAGCAGGAGGCGGCGCGGGAGCTACTCGCCCGGCGTAAAGCTCGCGCTGGCCTACTGGCGTTTGCTGAGTACACGAACCCAGCCTACATCCCAGCCCCGCATCACGCGCTGATTGCGGCAAAACTGGAGGCTGTCGAGCGCGGCGAGATCAAACGGCTAATGATCACCATGCCGCCACGGCACGGAAAATCCGAGCTGGCGTCCAGGCGATTTCCAGCGTGGTACATCGGCCGGAATCCCGGCAAACAGATTATTGCGGCGAGCTACAACAGCGACCTGGCATCCGATTTCGGGCGAGAGGTACGCAACATCGTCAGCAGCCCGGAATACAGCAAACTGTTCGGGACGGCGCTGGCGGCAGACTCGCAGGCCGCGAACCGCTGGCACACAGACGCAGGCGGCATGTATGTGGCTGCTGGTGTCGGCACGGCTATTACAGGTCGTGGCGCTGACATACTGCTGATTGATGACCCATTCAAGGACCGCGAAGAGGCTGACTCAGAAATCCGACGCGGTCGCGTTTGGGATTGGTACACCTCAACGGCATATACCCGGCTGATGCCTGGCGGCGCTGTCGTCATTATCAACACCCGCTGGCACGATGACGACCTGTCAGGCCGCCTGCTGGCTGACATGCAGGGCGGCGGCGATCAGTGGGATGTGCTGAGCCTGCCCGCTATCCGCCCGGACGGCTCCGCGCTGTGGCCGGAATGGTATCCGCTGGAGCGGCTGGAGCAAATCAGATCCGTGTTGCCCGCACGCGACTGGAACAGTCTGTATCAGCAAAACCCGATCCCCGATGACGGCGACTATTTCAAATCCGACTGGCTCAACGATTACGACCAGTTGCCGGACGGCCTGAGTGTTTACGGCGCGTCTGACTACGCAGTCACAGACGGCGGCGGCGACTACACAGAACACGGCGTTTTCGGCATCGACACCGCTGGGAATGTCTATGTGTTGGACTGGTGGCGCGGCCAAACATCGTCTGACGTGTGGATTGAGCGCAAATGTGACCTGATTTTGTCGCATTCGCCGGTCTGCTGGTTTGGTGAGGCTGGCCCGATTCGTCGCGCTGTAGAGCCGTTCATGATGCGCCGGATGCAGGAACGCAACGCCATCTGCCGTATCGAGTGGCTGGCCAGTATTGCGGACAAAGAGGCCCGCGCCCGGTCGATTCAGGGCCTGGCCAGCATGGGCCGGCTGTATTTCCCGAAAAACGCCCCGTGGAAAGGCGACGTGCAGGCGCAGATGCTGCGTTTCCCGGCGGGCAAACATGATGACGCGGTTGACGTGTTTTCCCTCATTGGGCGCGGATTGCAGCACGTCAGGCCCAAGCGAAAACCCCGAGCAATCAACAACACCCCCGACCATGTCGGCGGATGGCAGGCAATGTAATGGCTGATGAAAAACAGTTCACGCGAGCAAAGCGGCGCATTGATGACGCGCTGGATCGCTCACGCGAGCAGCGCAACCGCATGATTGATGACCTGGAGTTTTCCAACCCAGCGAATCCCGATCAGTGGGACAGAATTGCCAAAGCCGCCCGCGCTAATCGTCCATGCCTGGTGTTTGACCAGACCAATCAGTACATCGCTCAGGTCGTCAACGATGCCAGGCAGAACAAGCCGGGCATCAAACCAATTCCGGTGGACAACAACGCCGATCCGAAAGTGGCTGAGGCGCTTGAGGGTATCATCCGCCACATTGAGTACGTCAGCCGCGCTGGTATCGCGTACGACACAGCAGCAGAATATGCGGCCAGAATTGGCCTTGGCGGATTCATGGTGCTGCCAAAAATCATGCGCCCCGAGACAAATCAGCAGGAAATCGTCATTCGGCGCATTCACGACCCGCTGAGCATGATCCTCGACCCGGACAGCACCGAGCCGGACGGATCAGACCTGCGATGGGCGGCGATTGAATATACGATGCCGCGCGAAGAATTTGAGGAAGAGTGGCCGAAAGCCAAGATTTCCAGTTTTGACGCATCCGACGCGCCGTGGTTCTCTGACAAAACCATCCGTGTTTGTGACTATTTCGAGGTCGTCGAAACTGAGTCTCCGCGCAAAGTCGTGACGACGCCAGACGGCGAGGAAATGCACCTTGATGCCGACGAATACAACAGCATCACTGCATCAACCGGCATTGCCGCCCCGATTACCCGCGAGTACAAGGCCACGGAGCGCACTGTCCGTTGGTTGAAATTGTCCGGCTCCGAGGTGTTGGAGGAATCCACATTCCCCAGCCAGTATATCCCTGTTGTGCCGGTGACAGGCTACGAATTGTGGGTCAAAGGAAAGCGCCATCTGTGCGGCATGGTTCGCCGGATGCGGGACGCTCAGCAGGCGTACAATTATGAGCGCACCGCTTATATTGAATCCGTGGCGCTGCAGCCATCTGCGCCCTATATCGCGGCGTATGAGGCCATCGAGGGCCACGAGGATGCATGGCGGCAGGCCAACACCGCCAAGGCTGCCTTCCTGCCATTCAATCACGTCGACGAGCAAGGCAACCCCATCCCCCGTCCGCAGCGCGAACAGCCCCCTGTGCTGCCGACTGCGTTTGTTCAGGGCGGCATGGCGGCGCTCAATGACATTCAGGCCGCCATCGGGATGTATCGCGCCAACCTGGGCGCACCGAGCAACGAAACATCCGGCCGGGCTATCACCGCCCGTCAGCGCGAAGGCGACACGGCCAATTTTCACTACCAGGACAACCTGAACAGATCCATTGAGCAACTCGGCCGGATCATTGTTGACATGATCCCGCGCGTTTACGACAGCGCCAGGATTGCCCGCCTGATGAGTAGCGACGGCTCACACAAGTTTGTGACGATCAATCCCGAGCAGGCCGAGGCGTACATCAAAGACGAACAGGGCAATGTCAGCATCAATCCTTCGATTGGCTCCTACGATGTCCGCATCGTCTCCGGCCCGAGCTACACCACATTGCGTCAAGAGGCATCGGAGGGGCTGGGCAATATCCTGCAGGCCAACCCGTCACTGACCCCGATCATCGGCCCGATGTGGGCAAAAATGCAGGACTGGCCGGAAGCCGACAAGGTCGCCAAGGCATTAACCGCAATGGCTCCGCCGCAGGTTCAGCAAATCCTGAACGGCGAGGATTCTGAGCAGATTCCACCACACGCCATGCAGATGCTGAGCGAGGCAAAACAGCACTTTGACGGCCTGATGCAGCAGTTGCAGCAATGTGAGCAGGCGTTGGCCGAGGCGCAGCAGGCCGCACAGGACGCGGCAGGCAAGACCGCTGCCGAGCACGAAAAGAATAAAATCGAGTGGTACAAGGCGGAAACGCAGCGCCTTGCTGCGCTCAAGCCAGAGGGTGTACAGCCTGAAGCGGTAGCGCAAATCGTCGTTCAGTTGCTGGCCGACATGCAGGCGAACAGTGCGCCGATGGCTGGCCCTGAGCCGGAATATGAGCCGATTCAGCACGAACAACAGGAAATCCATCTGCCGACACCCGGCGATGACTATCAACAACCCGGCCCGGAATACGGGCAGCAGATGAGTGAGGTATAAAATGGGTATCGGATACACTGGCGCTGGCACGAATGACGCCAAATTCGCCGCAGAAACCGGCATCACTGCCACTGCCAGCGGCACGCAGGCAACCGGATTCCGCCTGACCAACGTTGTCAGCCGCGTCACAACCTGCGCCACGGCTGGCGATGCTGTTGTGCTGCCTGCCGCCAAGGCTGGCCTGGTGCGCTGGGTGACCAACCTGGGCGCGGCCGCACTGGATATTTACCCCGAGGTCGGCGATAGCATCAACAGCCTGGCTGCCGACGTCGCGGTACGCATTTCCCCGAACAGCCGTGTTTCGTTCACCACCGCCGCCGATGGTTCGTGGCACATGTCCGGCGCAACCCTGCCTGATGCCAAGTTCACAAAGAACACCACCTCCGGCGCGACGACCGCAGCGGCTGGCAACCTGTCAGGCGCAAAACTGACCGTTGCCGAGTTTTCTGCCGTCGGTGCTGCCAACCTGACCACCCGTACTGCCGCGCAGATGTTCGCGGATCAGGGCAATGTGCAGCCGGGTGACTCCTACCTGCTGCGCATCATCAACACCAGCGGCGGCACCACCACCGTTGTTGCTGGCTCTGACGTCACGCTGACCGGCACGGCGACACTGGCTACGAATACCACCCGTGACTTTGTCGTGACGTTCACCAGCGCCACGGAGCTGACCATGCAATCTGTGGGCGTTGGCACTATCTCGTAACGAGCGTACAATGCAGCGACTCGGCACGCTAAAGCCGGGCGCAATGTGATGGATGTGCGGCCGTGCGAGCCTCCATAATGACAACGCACACGAAAATCGGTCAGCATTGTGATGTCAGGCAGCCCAGGTGCCTGAAAGCAAGAATCTCGGCAAGTGCACACCTGCTACGCGTGGCGGCTGTGTGTGGTGCCTTTGTGGAGATGTTGCGGCCTGGGAGCGCGACGCGCGGCAGACGAGACTGCCACACCCGCTGAGATAACAGCCCGTCCATGTGACGGGCTTTTTTATGCCCAAAATTCCCCAAACCCGCTCCGGCGGGTTTTTTGTTGCCCAAAAACTGCCTTGGCCAGTCTGCCATGCCTGACTTAGCGAGTAGCTATGACCGTTGAACAAAACGACGTTTCTCCCGATCCGTCTGAAATCCAATCGGGTGATGCCGCTGTAACGCCGGAAGTCGCGGAGCCGGAAAAGGTCGAGGAACCAGCGTCAAAGGCCGAGGAAAGCGCAGAACAACGCGCACTCAAGGCCGCCCAGCGCCGGATTGATCGCCTGACGCGGGACAAGTACGAGCTTCGTGCACGGCTCGAACAATCCGCCAGCCGACAGCCCGAGCAAGAGGTAACGCAGGAACCGCGATACACCGAACAGGACATTGAGCGAGTAGCGGCCGCACGCATTGCGGCGCAACAGGCAACAGAGCGCGCTAACAGCATTGCCAGTGAGGGCGAGAAGTCTTTCCCAGACTTCGGCGAGAAGGTGCGCACGGTCATGGAAGAGCTGCCGTTGTTCGACGCCAAAGGGCTGCCGACGCCGGCTATGGAAGCCATCTATGACGCCGAGCGCCCGGCCGCGCTGCTGCATTACTTGGGCGAACACCCGGATATTGCCGCAGAACTGGCAGACCTCACGCCTGTTCGGCAAGCACGCCGCATTGCGCTGATCGAGCGGGATTTACCCGCACCGAAAACCGCAGATGCAGCAAAAACCCCATCACCCGTTTCCAAGGCCCCCGTGCCACTCAAGCCGGGCCGGCCATCCAGCACCTCGGTGAAGTCCCCCGGCGATATGTCGGACGCAGAGTGGGCAGCCTGGAAGGAAGAACAACGCCGCCAAGGCAAGAGGTAATACATCATGACGAATACCGTCTTAACGCATCAAATGATCGCCCGCGAGGCTGCCGACGTCTTCATGGAGGCCGCCCCGTTCCTGAAAACCATCAACCGGGGCCGCGAGTCCGAATTCGGTGTTAACCGTGGCGGCTACAAGATCGGCGACTCTGTCACGATCAAGATTCCGCCCACCGGCACCGTGTATGACGGCGCGTCGTTCGCTGGCGGCGGCTCCGCTCCAGCATTCGCTGAATCGTCCGTGTCCGTGACGCTGAGCAATCAAAAGCACGTGCCGCTGACGTTCACCGCCAAGGAAAAGGTGTTGAATATCACCGATTTCCGCGAACGCATCCTGAAGCCGCAAATCAGCACACTGGCTGCTTTTGTCGAAGCCGATCTTATCGCCAACGCTGTCAAGCTGACCCCGAACCTGGTTGGCGTCCCCGGCAGCACCCCAGCCAGCCTGAAGGTGTTCCAGCAGGCCCGTGCCGCCCTGCAGCGCAACCTGTGTCCGGCTGATCCTCGCTCTGTGTTGTTGTCGTCTGAAGCCAACGTGGAAATCGTCGATTCGTCGCGCGGAATCTTCAATCCGGTCAAGGAAATCAGTAATCAGTTCACGTCCGGCGCTATTGGCTCCGCGCTGGGCGCTGACTGGTATGAATGCGTCAACCTGCCTTCTGTCGCCAACGGTGATGAAGTGTCCGGCGTGACCGTCAAGGGCGCAAGTCAGACCGGCAGCACGCTGCTGCTGAACGCGACCACCGGCAAGGTGTACAAGAAGGGTCAGGTATTCACGCTGGCGGGCGTCTATGCCGTCCACCCGCTGACCGGCAACACCTACACCACGCTGCGCCAGTTCGTCATCACTGCTGACGCTACCGCAGCATCTTCGCAGGTGTCGCTGTCGATCTATCCGGCCATCACCACCGCCGCGCCGAACCAGACGGTGAACGCATCCCCGGCCAACAACGCCGCTGTGACGTTTGTCGGGGATGCCTCCGGGTCGTACACCAACAGCCTGATCTACCACCGCGACGCGTTCACCGCCGCCTTTGCCCCGCTGCCGGTGCTGGCATCGTGCGAGGGCTACACGTTCAGCGCCAACGGTTTCAGCATCCGCGTGATGACGTTCGGTAACGGCCAGACCGACACGGAAAGCACCCGGATTGATGTACTGTACGGTGTGCAATCGGTTCGTGGCATCCACGCCTGCCGCATCATCCAGTAAACCAACCCGGCCGGAGCAATCCGGCCATCAGGAGGCGCAACCATGACGACCGCAACCGAATTTATCAAGTCCAGCCTGTCTATGCTTGGCGTTTTGGCGCTCGGCGAGCAGGTGGATGGCGAGGTGGCGGCCGATGCGTTGCGCATCCTGAACAACATGATTGATTCATGGACGCTGGACCGGCTCTATATTGTGACGGTGCAGGACCATACGCTGTCGGTATCGCCTGGCACGTCATCCGTAACGATTGGCCCCGGCCAGCAGATTGACGTTGCCCGTCCGGTGAAACTGGAGGACCGTGCGTTTTTCCGGTTCACCAATCTTGACTACCCCATGCAGCAGATGGACCTCCAGCAATACAACGAAATCACCATCAAATCATTATCCACTACCTATCCCAGCTACTACTATTACGACGCCAATTTTCCCACCGGCACCATCAAATTTTGGCCGGTTCCGGTGCAGACCTGCGAGTTGCACTTGCCGCTTCAGGTGCAGATGCAGGAGTTTGCCGACCTCACCACGGATTACGCATTTCCGCCCGGCTACAACCGCCTGATCACGCTTGGGCTGGCGCTGGAGTTGGCCCCGAACTATCGGCCGGTTTCCGCTGACCTGATGCGCAACTATCAGGCGGCTCGTCGCGCGGTGCAGCGTATCAATCTGCGCGTGCCGAACCTCATCACCCCGCCATGGGTCATGCGCGGCGCTGACAAGCGCGGCAATGGTCTGGCAAACTTTCTGGCGGGCTACTGATGCGCATTCCATTCGTCGGCCCCGCCTACAAACTGGCATCGGTCAACCAGTCCGCGCAGCGTTGCGTCAATCTGTTTCTGGAGCAGACCGAGCAGGGAGGCAAAACGCAGGCAGCACTGTACCGCACGCCAGGAAAAATCCGGCGCGTAACAGTTGGCTCCGGCGCAATTCGCGGCCTGCTGGCATTCGGGCCATGGCTGTATGCTGTGTCCGGTGACGGCGTCTATCGCATCGGCGCCGACTACGCAGCAACACTGCTGGGAACCATCGGCACCACCATCAACACGGTCGGCATGGCCTGCAATGGCTCGCAGGTGCTGATTGTTGATGGCGCTGCCGGATGGATCATCACCGCCAGCAGCGGCACGTTGGCACAGATAACGGCCTCTGGGTTCCCGAATGGCGTCACATGGGCAAAGTTCCTCGACGGCTACTTCATTGTCGGCGGCGACGGCACGCAGCGGTTCTACATTTCCGCACAAAATGACGGCATGACGTGGGACGCATTGGATTACGCAAGCGCGGAGGGTTCGCCGTCTGACAACGTAGCGGGCGAGGTCGATCACCGTGAATTGTTCATGTTCTCATCGGACAGTGTCGAAATATTTGTGGACACTGGCAACGCGACGTTTCCCATCGAGCGCAGCGGCAACGCCTTCATTGAGGTCGGATGCAGTGCGGCGGCATCGGTCGCCAAGCTGGACAACTCTATTTTCTGGCTCGGCACCGACAAGCGCGGAGAAGGCATTGTCTGGCGGCTGAACGGTTATACCCCGGTCCGGGTGTCTGATCACGGCGTAGAGACGGCTATTGCTGGGTACAGCGTCATCAGTGACGCTATTGCCTACGCCTACCAGCAGCGCGGGCATATGTTCTACGTGCTGTCGTTCCCGTCTGCTGGCGCGACATGGGTCTATGACGTGGCCACACAGTCATGGCACGAACGCGCCTACATGAACCAGATCACCGGCCAGCTTGGGCGTGATCGTGGGCAGTGTTACGCCCTGTTCGGGCGCGATCACCTGATTGGCGATTACGCAGACGGCCGCATCTACGCCCTGTCTCTGGACGCCTACGACGATGACGGCGACGTGGTCAAATGGGTGCGCACCTGTGCGCCACAGGACAGCGACAATAACCAGGTTTTCTACCAGTCCATCGAGATCGACATCGAGGCGGGTGTCGGCCTGCAGTCTGGTCAGGGCAGCGACCCGGTTGTAATGCTGCGCTGGTCAGATGATGGCGGCCATTCATGGTGCAACACCAAGCAAATGCGCATTGGTGCGATTGGGCGCTATGGCTATCGCGCAAAACGCGAGCAGCTCGGGGCAGGGCGTAACCGGGTATGGGAACTGTCCGGCACCGACCCGGTTAAAATTGTCATCATGGGCGCGATTGTCCGCACTACGGCGGCTGACAGATGACCGAAGCACTCAATCTATTTCCGTCCCGCGTCCCAATTGGTCGGACAGATCCATCTGGCAGCGTGTTCATCAGCCCGGAGTTTTCCCGCGCCTTGCGTGTGGTGCAAGACCGGCTGGGCGGAGGATCTTCAGAGAGCGTATTCCTGTCCAGCGCCAACATGCTCAGCGTTCTGACGTATGGCGCAGTGGGTGACGGCGTTCGCGATGATACGGCAGCCATTCAGGACGCGATTAACGACGCTCAGCGCGGCGGCAATCTCGTCTGGTTCCCAGCAGGATACACATTCTCCGTTGGCAGCCTCAGCATCACGGCATCCTGTTCGCTGATGATTCACGGCACAGTTATCCAGCGGCCTGCCGTCAATCTGGCTATGATTCGCTTTGTGGCGACCCACTACGGCGACACCCTGCGCATTGCCGGCACTGGCATCCTGGACGGCAATTACGACAACACGCACCGATCAAAAACGCAGAATGACGGCTCGTTTTCGGCGGTCGTGTACCAGGTCAACGGCAAGGGCTTCACGTATATTGACGGCCTGACGATTCAGAACACGGTCATTTCGGCGATCTACTCTGTCGGCGGCATCTGGATTCAAAATTGCCTGTTTCGGAACCAAGCAACGCATACTGGCACGAATCCGACGTACACGATTCAGTGCATCCCTGACAACAACATCACGGTCAGTAGTCGCGTGCCTGACACGACATTCGGCAACGGTTACAGCCCGCTCGCGCTGTACCAGACCGGCCGGCCGGATCAGTCTGCTGGCGCTGCGCCATGTGTCACGGTCCTGAATTGCCGGTTCATCGGAAAAAACCTGTCAGAAAACTGGCTGAATCCAGGCGGCGTGTTCATCAGCGAGGGCAACCCGGTGGTGACACCCGTCATGTTTGAGCGGGTGACAGTGGCGCACTGCGTTTTCACTGGCATGGGGCAATCATGGAATGGCAACCTGACTGGCGCTGTTGACACGTATGACGGCTGCAAACAGGTCATTCTTGCGCACAACCACATTGAGCTTTACAGCTATTCCGGCCTGAAGGTGCAACGCGCTGACAATGTGATCATCGTCGGCAACACGATCAAGGATGCGGATGTTTGGGACGGCGCAAGTTACGCTATCGTCATCGAGCCGCAAGCCCGCGAGGGGTCATTCCCTTATACGGCGGGGCCACCAGACCGGCGCGGCGAGAACCACTACAACAACATTGTCAGCGGCAACATCATTGAAAACCCGTTGGCTTTCGGCATTTTCATTGGCGGCCAATACACAACTGTCTCGGGCAACATCGTCAAAAACACCCGTGTCGGCTACTCCGGCAACTGCAATCCCATCTACATCAACAGTGACAAGGTGGCGGTGACTCAGTGCGATGTGGTCGGCTACCACGGCTACGGGATTTTTGTTGGCACGAACGTGGACGACCTGAAAATCCGTGATTGCTACGTGGACTGCCTGAATAGCACGGATTTCCTGGGCGGCACGGGCGGTATCTTTTTCGCGGGCAACAACAAAAACTGCTCGCTGCTGGATAACACGGTGCTGCTGGCGCTGTCATCCGGACAGACCGGCGTCTATTTCACTGACGGCGAATACCTGACAATTCGCGGGCATCGCCACTACAACGGCTATGCCGGCTTCGATATTCGGGACTGTCTCGGCGCGTCGCTGGTTGATGTGCTGGCTACCGGATACAGCAATTACGACCTTCTGGCGTCCGGCACAACGACGTTTTCCGGCGTGTTCAGCAGCAAAAAGAGCAACGCCTATTACACGGCCAGCCCGTCTGTGCCGCTGGTTCCGCTGGATGCCGGAACGCATGTGGCTGACTCAACGGCGGCGGCGCGGGTGGTTGTCCAGTTGCCGCCCACCAGCCAGATAACCACCGGCTGCCGGTTTCAATTCATCAACGAGTCAGCAAACAAAATGCAGGTGCAGCCACTGGTCGGCACCGAGGTCATCGGCACGGCCACGGCAGGCTATTCCGCGCTGCTCAACAACATCGGCGACTGCCTGACGTTGCGCTGTGTTGTTCCGGGGCGGTGGGAGGTCGAATCCAGCGTCGGCGGCATCACCTACATACCATGATTGCGGTACGCGGGTTCAGCCTGGCGGCTGCTATGGCGATGCGTGAGGCGCAGGGCGAGCAGTCACCAAACTTCATCAGGCGCTGCCGCAGGGCGGAGTTTTGGGGGCTGTACGACCCGGAGCCGGTCGGCGGAATCGTCATCGAAAATGGCTGCATCCATGTCTCGTCGTCGCGTCCGTGCGGGTTGGCGGTGCGCCGGGTGGTGCGTGATGCGCTGGCGCGGCATGGCACGCTATACGCCCCGATACGACCAGGCAACGAGCGGGCAAAGCGGCTGGCAACAGGTTTGGGGTTTGCGTTCTGGCGCGAGCTTGACGGGTTTGAAGTTTATCGGAGGCAGAACACATGAGCATGGCTTATATTGGGGTAGACCCCGGCAAGGTGATTGGCGACATTACCGGCGCAAATGCGGCCGCGAAGGGCGCAGAAAATGCGGCCGGCGCACAGATTCAGGCCGCAACGCAGGCGAACGACCTGCAGAAATACATGTACGACACCACCCGCAACGACCTTGCGCCATACCGGCAAATCGGTGCTGGTGCGCTGGGCCAGATGTCGGCCTTGATGGGTCTGGATGCCTACGGTCAGCCGACCAACGCGCCGGTCAATTACAGCGCCTTCACCAATTCGCCAGGCTACCAGTTTGCCATGAATCAGGGCTTGCAGGGCGTACAGCGTCAACTGGCCGCAGGTGGTCGCAGTGCGTCAGGTGCAGGACTGAAGGCGGCCAACCAGTACGCGCAGGATTACGCCTCACAAGGCTTCGGCCAGTTCTACAACCGGCTGGCGGGCCTTGCTGGACAGGGTCAGCAGGCGACGGATACCACCGGCCAATTTGGCGCGAACTACGCCACGCAGGCAGGCAACAACCTGGTTGACATGGGCAACGCTCGCGGCTCGGCGTACATCGCGCGCGGCAATGTCGGGGCCACCAATTTTAACAACATAATGAAGACGGCAGGCACAGCAATAAGCGCCAAGGCTGCCGGCTTCAAAATGTTCGGGGATTAACATGCCAATCAATCTCGGAATCTACAGCAACATTGAAAAGCCGGATGTCGGCAATGCGCTGCAGGCGTACGCCACAGTGATGCAGGCCCGTGGCCAGCAGCAGCAAAACAGGCTGGCCGCCATGCAGATGGAAGCGGCGCAGCGCCAGCAGCAGCAACAGGATGCGCTGAACAATGCCTACAAGGGCAACATCGGGCCGGATGGGCAGATTAACTATGCGGGGGTGCAGTCCGCTTTGGCGGGATCAGGGGCTGGCGCTCAGATCCCTGGGGTTGCCAAGTCCGCAGCAGAAGAGCAAAACCTGAAGCTCGATCAGGCCGCAAAGGTCCTGAATCTGCAAAAGTCGCAGGCATCGCAGGTGATGGCCGCTCCGACGCTGGCAAACGCGATGGCGTCACTGGATAGCATGGAGGCCGTCACCGGCAAGGGCAGCATGGACAGCGAGCGGGCGCGGCTGACAGCAATTGGCGACAACCCTGAGCAAATCATGACATGGGCGGCTGGCCATGCGCTGGATGCCGATAAAATTCTTCCGCATTACTCGATAGTTGACACCGACGGCCAGGTGCAGACGGTTGGCATCAATCCGATCACCGGCCAGACAACGCAGACTGGCGTGATTCCGAAAACGATGACTCCG